TACGGTCATGCCGCCTTCACGTAGTCCTTCTCCGGGTCGTAGGATTCCTGGTCCCCGTAGTTGGGCCCCACGGTGACGTCTACCTTGAACTGAATATCGGTCTCGAACATCGGCGTGGTCATGATCTTCTTGATGAAGGGGATGGCTTCGTGGATGTTCTCCGGGTGGATTGAGAAGACGATCGAGTCGTGGACCGAGATCATAACTCGCCCCCATTCCTTGGCAGTCAGCAGGGAATGTAGGGCAATGAGTGACGTCAGACACAGGTCCGAGGCGAGGGACTGGCCCTTGAAGTTGCAGGCCTGGTTCTCCACCTTCCACAGGTTGTCCTTGGTGATCAAGGACCAGCGGCGCTTACGCCCCAGCTCGGTCCTCAACTCACAGTTCTGCGTGGCCTCTTCGATCCACTCCTTGCGGGCGATGTCCCACTGCCAGTACTCGTTCCAGAAGGCGTCCAGGAACTCCTGCGCCTTGCTGGCCTCACCCTCGGTGATCTTGACGAGGTTCTTGTCCCTGGACAGCTTCTTGGCCTTGATGTTGTAGCCCGCACCGAAGTTGACCGGCTTGGCCGACTGCCGCTCCTCGGCCAGGACTTCCTCGTACGCCTTCATGTACATCGCTGCTGCGGTCGTACGGTGGATGTCCTGGTCCAGGGCCTTGACCAGGTTTTGATCCCCAGTCAGGTGTGCAGCCATGTACATCTCAAGGTTGGAGTAGTCGATGTCGACTACAAGATCACCAGGATCGGGCAGGAACATCCGGCGGATGTGCTTGGCGTTGGCGGAGTGCTTGGGCACCGTCTGCATGGCGGGGTCTCGGACAGCGAGTCGGCCGGTGACGGTTCCCCAGAGTGCAATGGACGGGTGAACCCGTCCGTCCTCTCGGACAAAGCGGCCAAAACCTTGCACGATATTACGGTTAAGGTAATCCAACTCGCGGTAGCTCTTAACCAACTGCGCGAACTCATGGTTCTGGTTGATCTCCCAGAAGTACTTGTTGGTCTTCCGCCCCTCCCAGGTCTGCTCCATACCCAGCATGTCGAAGCACAGGTGGTGCATCTGCTTGGTGGAGTGGACGTTCAGGGTGTTGTCCACGACGCGGAGGTAGCGGCGCTTGTTGCACTTCGTACAGGCGTCATCCAGGCCGTGCGTCTCACGGAGGTACTTGCGGTACCCGGCCACCGAGAGACCAGACAGCTCGCCCCACAGGCTGACCGGTACACAGGGGCAGATCCGGCGTTCGATCTGACCAGCCGTCATCTCGGGGTCGGCGGGGAAGCCGACCTCCTTGGCGTACTCCTGGACCTGTTGGATTGCCTCGTTGATGAGCGGGGTCCAGTCGGCCGCGAGGCTCTGCGCGTACTCCTGGTCGATCCGGATCCCGGCGTACTCTACTTGGGCGAAGGTTCGCTGCGCCGGAAGTAGTATGTTGCGAACAAGGGACGTCGTCCCTTCTGCGTCCACCAACTGAGGTAGCACACCGCTGAGTTGGTACGTATAGAAAACGTCCAGGCACCCATACTCAGCGAGTACATCCGGCCGGATGTGTCCGTAGTTGATGTCGCTTTTATCCAGCCACTCATCCAGGCCTTCTTCGTAGTACGGGGCTCCGCAGTACTGCCGGGACAGGTACTTCAAGCCCGTCTGGTTGCCCTTCTCCGTGAGGCCCAGGGCCCAGGCAAGGGTGTCGTCGTGGTTCTCACCAAGCGGCCAGAACCCTAGCCAGTGGTAGATCATCTTGGCGTCGTGCTTGATGTTGTGCCAGATGAACGTGGCATTGGGGTGCTGGAAGAAGCGTACCCACAGATCCTTGGCCCACTCGATGACGCCCCAGTTGAAGGCAAACGCCTTACGCATACCCGGGTCGTAGATCTGGATCATGGTAAGCGGGCGGAAGTGGTCGGTCGTGAAGGACTCGGTGTCAGCCCCGAACGTGCACTTCTCACCGCTGTCTAGCCGGGTGAGCCAGTCCCCCAGGACTTCAGCCTGTCGGTCAACTTCGTCACGAGTAGCGTCAAAGTATCCGTCGAAGACTTTTGCGTCACCTGGATACGTGCCGCGCCTGCCGTTATGTCCGACCATTTCCCAATCGAGCTTGTGTCCACCGACAGGTGGAAACGAAAGGGTGCCTCGGCAGAGGGAAACGGCACGTCGAAGGTGATCGTAAATATCATCGAAGAGGTTGTACTTCCCCTGGTAGATGCAGTTGGGGTGCTGAGTCGGCAGAACCCAGGTCCGTAGACCTGGGTTGTACGTCAGCGATCCGGCGTACTTCTTGAGCGGCCTGGACGTGTTGCACAGCGGTTCCAGGGCCTCAGCACCCATCGAGACGATGAGGTCATGGCCCTTCAGCTCCAGGAGCTGAGTCCGCTTGTCCAGGTGGTAATAGAGGACTTCGTCGGTCCAGCCTGTTTCTTCGAATACGGCCTCCACGATCTCCAACGCCTTGTTGGAGATGCGGGTGTCGCCGTAGTCGACTAGCGCGATCTTCTTCACGACGGGCATACGCTTCCGTGAGGGGTGCACCTGATGGCGAACTGGCTCAGGTCAGAACTCCACTCGATTGCGGTGTGACACCGCATGTGCCGGTGGTACCAGACCTCCTGACGGAGCCACAGGAGCCAGCTCATGACGCCGACGGGGGGCTGTAGGTGTAGGTGTGGTACGCAGAGTTCTTGATCTTGTAGTCCAGGTCGGCTGCCAGCTCGGCCGCCTTGCGGGCCTGGGACTCGGTGTCCCGTGTGCCCTGGTCCAGGAGCTGCTCGTCGTCGTCGTACAACTCCCACTCCCACTTGGACGTGTTGTACTGGCTCCACGTCCCGGTGGTGTTCCACTTCTCCCGGACGGTGATCGAGTATCTCATGGGCTCATCTTCCACTTGATTGTTTCGTAGGCCAGCAGATTGAAGACCACAGCGGCTGCGTGATCTTCGTCACTCTCGTCGTTCAGCCACTGCATCAGATGTCGGAGCGCGGAGGATTTGAAGCGAGCCAACTCCCCAGGGCCTTCAGCGAGTTCCCAGTTTCGCTCACTGTACTTGCTAGCTCCGCGAGCGAGGAGACCAGCGACCCGAGTGAGGAACTGATCCGAGTAAGGCACTCCGAGAGGCAGGAGCAGGTCGAATCGTGGTTTCCCCTCTTGGGTATCCCGGACCATCCCGGAGTCGTACTCTTCGCGCTCACCGCTGTCCTTGGTAACGAACATCGACTCCGACTCCGGGCCCTGGTTACAGACGTTACATTTGCCGAGTTGGTAAGCCTGGCCGAAGGTGCTGTCCGAGGACCACCGGAAATCGCAGTCGTTGCAGTGGTGCCACGAATAAGCGTTAGTACAGTCCCAGGACTCGTGCGAGCAGGTGACTTCAGACATCGCCACTGGTGGCCTCGTCTTCCACTCGTAGGGCCTCGGTCAGGGCGTCCCTTAGCCGGACGGTGAAGTCGTAGTCGGCCACGAACTGGTCCAGGGTCATGATGAAGTCGAAGATCTGGTCCGTGGCCTCGGACTGCTTCCAGACTTCCCAGGCCAAGTTCTCAGGCTCAAACTCGACCGTGGTGAGGAAGCGGATCGGGATTGTCATCTCAGGTACGGCTGCCATAGCCCCTACTTATCGAAGTGTCGGAGGGCCTCCAGGAAGCCCTGAGTGATCCTGGGGAAGTGGTCCTCCCCGGTCTCCTCACCCCGCTTGAGGGCTTTGAACAGGTCGTAGTCCAGGTCCGCTATCAGGGACTCCAGGCACTCCTGTACGTGCTGCTCCCAGGTGTACTCGTCGTCACTCATGGTGCTACTCGTCCGTTCTTGTCGAATGCTTCGAAAGCCAGCGGGAAGATGGGCCGTGCCTGCGCATCCAGTTTTTCAGCCACCATTTGTATTTCCGCAAGCGGGAATGTGGGAACGGTGGACAGTGGATGCGCCCAGCGAAGTGAGAGGAAGGAGAACAGACTCCGAAGATTGCATGTAGCGTACATCGTTTTATACACCGACACCGGAAGGACGTTGCGCGCAACCTCCCGAGCAATGCCATGGTCCAGCATCCACAGGTACTCGCTCCAGGACTCCCTGGCGGCCCGGAGGTGTGAGCCACGGGTCAGGGCCTGCTGCTTGTAGTCGCCGGGTTCGAAGGTGTACGCCCCGGGCTTGCCGATCTGACGGAGAGCCCGCTCAGCGCCTGGCACGTAGAACACAGGCTCCAGCTCACGATAACGGGCTGATTCCTCGTTATAACTCCAGCCAATACGGTGTCGATGGAATTCGTAGAACACAAACAGAGGGGCAGAGATTCGAAACGTGAAAGAGTTATGCTCAAAGGGGGTTCCATGACGATCCCTCATGAGGAAGTTGATGAGACCTGCAACCTTGCCGTTGCCATTGTCGGGGTCGCCGTTGTCCCAGCCCAACGTGGAGACCCGGGCCGCCTGGACGATGCTGACATCGTCCCCCATCCAGTCGATTAACTCGACGTCCACATCCGACTTGAGCTTGACCGGGGCGTCATCCGCCATTGCTGATCCTCTTTCGCTGGCCGGACCCGACCTCTTCCGCCCAGCGGGCAAGGTGGTCCTGGAACTTGTAGTAGTTCTTCATGGCGGCCTTGATCTGCCGGTAGAGCGAGTTGTTCATCTCCACCTCGACCGCCCACTCGGCCCACTCGGGGCGCTCCCCGGCAACGACTTCCCATTCGTCACCGGGCGCGTCGTACGCTAACCAGACCTTGGGCATTGTCAGTCCTCGTCCTCACCGAAGGTGACGGTGCAGGGGCAGAGGCGTTCGTGCAGCCAGGACACGACGCGGAGGATGATGTCTGTGATCATGCTGAGGTCCCTCCTAGGGCCAGGTCCCTCCTAGGACCAGGTAGCTTTCGAGGATGTCGCTGTACTCGTTCTCGGCGGTGTCCCGGATCTCTTCCCCCTCTCGCTGGAGGCGCAGCAGGTATTCCGCAGACGACTCCTGGGAGCCCCGGCGGGAGTAGAAGAGTCCGTACGTCTTGATGACGGCTCCGGGGTCCTGCAACGGGCTGACGATGTCGCAGTAGTGGTACAGGACCCGGCCGATGGCCTGGCGGAATTTCCGGCCGTGCCGGTACTCCCGAAGGTATCCGTGGACCAGTTCGTGTAACAGGGTCGTACGGTACAGGTCGGTGTACGGGTCCAGATTCGGATTGATCCATACCGTGAACGTCTTCGACGTGCTGCTGGAGTTGTAGCAGAGCCCGTCCAACCCGCCTTTGGCCAGTTCCTTGGCGATGTACCGCTGATCGTCCTTGCGGAGATGCTCAGCGACGTCCGTGACCTTTCTCGGCCGCAGCGGCGTCTCGGGTTTGCCCTGGAACAGAACGGCCCGGACTAACCGGTCGGCGTCCTCGAAGTCGGCACGGTCAAGAGTAAGGGAGTACTTTAGGCTTGGGGCGCTCATCACATTCCACTATCTGCCAGCGAATGGTCGGCCGAGTCTGCAAGAGAGGGGCGAGCATCAGAGTGCATAGCTCCACAGACGCCGCAGAGGCATAGTCCTCCCACTTCCCGTTCTTCCATAACTGCGACTTCCACAAGGTCTAACTCAGCCCCGTCCGTGATTGCTGCTGCCTGCCGCTCCCGGGTCAAGGTCCAGGAGTGTTTTACATCGATCTGGGAAGCCCACCAAGCGAACACCAGATCCCATTCCTCGCAGTACACCGCGAGGATGTCGAAGCGGTCGGTGTCGATAGGGGTGTGCTTGCGGTTGCCCCCGCTGCTCCCGCCGCCGCCGCCGATGGTGGCTACCGGCCACCGGCTCTTACCCCGGAAACTCGCGGCCTTGACCTCTACCCGGTAGGCACAGGGGTTGCCAGCCCTGAGGGCCAGCAGGTCGCACGAGGTGTTCTCCCCCAGCACGGGGGCGACCTCACACCCCCAGGCAGCGAACTGGCCCAGCACCTTGACTTCGGCTAACCGGCCCTTGTAGTGGCTCTCCGTGGCGGCGTGAGTCACTGCCCACCTCGCTGCTTGTAGTTGCTCACGAACTCCTCGGCATTCTCCTCCAGCAGATCGTCTATATCCGCGAGGAGATCTTCCACATCATCAGCCAGAGCTTCGTTCGAAAGGTCTTTAGCTTCAACCTCTTCGACCTCCTCCTGAGGCGCGGACGCCTGCTTCTCTTTCCTCTGCTGCTCAGCCATTTATCCTTCTACGGTATGCGCACGCGTGCGACAGGGCACTGAATGCGTCCTTACGCTCAGGATCCGTCCGTAGGACGTCAATGTCGTCGCCTATCAGTGCAGCGGCCTCGCGTTGGCCCGAGAGCCTGGCCTGCTCAGTGACCATCACAGGATCGATGCCTGTGTGGGAGCGGATCAGCATCTTGAGCCCCCCGATCACTTCGATAGTTCGTTGTGCATGTTTGTTGAGATACCCGCCGCTGCGGTACATCTCGATCAGGAACACGTCATCTTGGTCATGCTCGTACAACCAGAAGTACTCTTTGACGTCCAGTTCATCGGCCACCTGGAACGCGTCCCAGAAGGCCGACCGCTGGTGGGTTCGGGCTACCCCGGTAGCAACTGACCCCGGGTCAAATGCCCAGATTCTCATGAGGGTCCTTCCCGAAGGGCCCGGCCGCTATCAGGACGGCCGGGCCCTACAAGATCAACTTCAGGTGACCTGGTTGATGAACTTCACGCGAGTCACCATCACGGTCTCGTCCTTGAAGGACGGTTCGTTCTCCGTAATCAGAACGACTTCCTGATCGGTGAAGTCGTCCCTGAGGTGCTCCACCAGGTCCCTCAGGTCGTCCTCGTCCTCGATGACCAGTGCATCGACATCCACGCCGAGGCCCTTGAGCTTGAGCTTGGCCATCTTGACCGACTTCTCGGAGAAGTAGATCTTGTCCCAGAGGGACCCGTAGTCGGTCCCGCCGTCGATGTCCACGGCGTCCTCGTCATCGATCTCGTACTTGACCTCGATGTACGGGGTGCCGGTGTTCGCCTTGTCGTACTTGAACGACTTCGCTACCGCGCGCACCTTCGAGTCGTCGGCTAACGCCTTGAAGGCCTTGCGCTCCTTTAACTCGACGGACCCGAAGTCAATTCGCGTGATGCCCATTCAGTATGCAACCTTCTCTTCGACGGTGTTGGTGTTGGCGATGGGGGCGGGGTAATGGACGACAGCGGCCTCAAGGCCGTCGTCGCCCGCCACGCCGGTCAGGTCGACCACGACCGGGAACCCGGCGAGGTCGGCGGCCTTGCGTGCGTACTCGTTGGCCAGATCCTGGAGGGCTCGGGCCATGGCGAGGTTGAAGGCGAGTTCTTCGTTAGGGAGATCCTCGGGGTGCCGCTTGGACCAGCCGGTACCCTTCATGTCGTCCTCGTAGAGGCCCCGCACGTCCACCCCGTGGACCTCTACTGCGGCCACCTCGGGGCTCACGAGGGCTGTGATGTTCAGGCTGCTATGCATCAACTCTTCACCTTACGGGCGTACTTGAGCACATCATGCATTTTGGGATTGGTGATCTCTAGGGGCATCTGATCCCCCGTGGTCGGCTGCCGGAACTTGGGCCCCTCGATTCGACGCTGAACCTTGAAGGAGAGAATTCGATTCTCCAGCTTCCGGTCCCAACCGAGGTGCCCGACGTTCCCAACCACCCGGAGGACTTCATCGCGGCCCTGCGGAGTTCCAGCGAGACGAATGTTGATGACATCGCCGTCCTGTTCCTCCTTCACGTGGCCGATGAAGATGGTGTTGATGCCGTAGGCATTGAGCACCATCACGTCGGAGATGAACTTGACCAGGATCCGGTTGCACTCACCCCACTGGTTCTGCTGCGGCTGCTTCTCCCGGTTACCCACGACCTTGGGGATGATGAGGTCGTAGTAGATCGCGGACAGCGAGTCGAATACCAGTGTTTTGTACGGTGAGTCCTTGCCGACCGCGATGAGCTGATCCACGATCTTCCGGAACTCGTTCCAGGTGAGGCCCGGTAGATCCTCAAGATTGGGCCAAACTGCCACATCGTCTCGGTCGGTGACGGACTCGACGCCTCCCTCGATATCGAATAGAAGGACGTCGGAGCCGAATTCGGAGTCCTGGGCGGTACACGCCAGCGTCGTTTTACCCACCCCGGGCGGCCCGAACAAGACCATGTTGAGGCCTTTACGCCCAGCGAAGTCGGACGCTTTGCGGAACTCGGGTAAGCCACCTTTGCTACCTAAGACGGCCAATTACTCACCACCCACGTAGGAGACGACCGATATCTCGCTCTCGGCGATACGGACGTTCTTGTACGTCTTGGCCGCGATAATCGCGTGCGCCTCGGCCTCGTAGAAGCTCTCGGTCAGCCTGCCGGTGCGGTCCCAGAGGATGTTGGCAACCGGATCCCATTCGCTGGTGGGTGCCATGTACTCCGACCCCATGTTGCCGTACATCTCTTCTTCGCTCGGCTCCGGGTGACGTCCCACCTGGACGAAGTACTGCTTCTTACTCTCCGGCATTCTTCAGCTCCTGTAGCAGCTCTTTGAGTTCGCTGACAGAGGATACCATAGTTGGTTCCGTTTGCATAGCCAGCATTGTTCCGTAAGTACCCGTCATATACCGGGTATCCAGGACACTTTGGACATCCCCACCGTCATACTGGGTATGGCACAGATCCCTGAACCAGCAGGCCTGGCCCCGAGGTCCACAACCGTTGTAGGGAACTGTCCGGTAGATACTGGGATCTGAGATCATCTCATACGCCACCTTCTCGAAGTCCGTGAACCAGGACTCGATCTGAGGGCGTTTGAAATAGACCTTCTCGCGGTGGAAGAACCGCGAATCCCCCTGTCGCTCCCTCTCCTGGAGGTACGCCAGGATCTCGGTGTACCTAGGGTCGAAGGGGTCCTGCCCTGCCTGCTGCAACCCTGTCAGATAGCTCTGGAGGGTCACCAACTGGCGCTGGTCCACTGACACCAGACCATTGGTCAGGACTTTGGGGTACTTGATCAACTGCTTGGCCACCCCGTTGTACAGGGAGCCCGTGAGCGGTATGCCGGTAAGCATCTCGAACGCCACGGCATAGCCGTTGATCTGGGAATGGTACTGGAGGTCTTCCACGTCCGGGCGGGCACTGTAGGTCTTGTTCTCGACCACCCAGATCCCGCCGTGCTCGTCCTCCGCGATCCCGTCGAACGTGCCGACGTAGTACACGTCCTGAGTGAGCCCGTAGTGATCCACGATGGGTGTATGGATCTTGAACGGGATCTCCGCCGCGAGGTATGTCAGACCCTGGTCCGCCAGAGAGTCCTCTATACCGTAGTGGTCGAAGTACTGCTTGACCACGGCCATGATCATCTCGGCCGACTCATCGAACGGGGCCATCTCCGAGGCCCAGGGCATGCTGCCCGTCTCCTCTTTGAAGGCCTGTTCGACCTTGGCCCGCTCGGCTTCCAGGTACACCCGGCAGGCCTCGAAGGGGTCCCGCCCGTACGCGGCGGCCTCCACTGCTTCATGAAAGCCGCTCCCCTCCGTAAGGTAGAGGGCGGGGGTCTTCTTGTGCCTCAGGGACTGGCGGTTAGCACTGCTGTAGTCCCACTTCTGACGGCAGCTCTTAAATGTGCTGACGTCGCTGTGGGATAAGAAGTACTCCATACTTCATTCCCTCTCCAGCAAGCTGTCTACCTTGTCCAGGATGGTCTGTAGCTCAGCCCATTCCCCCTGTGTCCAGTCCCGGTCCTCCCGGTACTGCCAGACGATCTCCCCGACCCACTCCAGCTCTTCGCGGGTTAACTGCTCAGCGGACATATTCACCTCCGGGCCAGACGACCCTACTTATCGTTGTGTTCTTGATGATCTTCAAGCACCCGTCACACGGGGCACAGGTGATGAACATCGTGGAATTGACCAGCCGACGACGATCTGAGACGTCGAGAATGGCGTTGATTTCCGCGTGGACCGCGACACACGCCCCGGGTCCGGTGTCGTACGACGAACCGGGGGCGACGGCGTCGGGGCAGGGCCAGTTCTCGCCGCAGGCACATTCGTGCCGACGCCACAGGCCGGGGGCCAGCTCGGGCTCGATCTCGTAGTGCCGCCCTCGCGGGCACTGCCCTTCTAGACAACTAGGGCCACCAGGATAAGAGCCGTTATAACCAGCACCGATGATACGGTGATCAGAATCAAGAATCGCAGCGCCGACACTACGGCGAGTACAGTCACCTCGGATAGAGGCCGCTTTCGCGAATGCTTGCCCTTGCTCATCCCAACTCGGCCTTACGGACATCCGGGGCACCCCTTGCAGGTGTCTGCTTTCAACTCGTTACACCTTTTGTGTACCAGTTGCAGATTGCTCTTGTGGTCGGTTCCGCCGTGGCTTTTCGGGCGGATATGGTCGATGTTGACCTCGGCCGTGTAAAGCGTACGACGTCTGATCTGGGCCTTACACAGTGGGCATCTGTGACGCTGCTTACTCCACAACTGCTTGCGTAGCTGCTGTCGCGGCGTGACCGCGTACCGGCGCACTACCGCACGTTGCGGAGCACCTGGACGACCTCACCTATCTGGCGCTCGGGTTGGTCGTTCCAGTCGAACAGGACCCCGGCGCCGCTGGTGTCCTCGACCTGGTCGCGGGGGATATCCGGGTTGGCCTCCAGCACCAGCCCTATGGCTGCCTCGATCGTGTCGATAAGGGGCTCCGGAATGCGCCAGCTCTCCGCAAGAGCGGCAGGGTTACTGGCGATGACCTGGCTGAGGGCACCGACGATGCAGTAGCAACTGGTCCCCTGCGCCACGTGCTCGTAGGTCTGCTGGGCGAGCGTGGGGCGGCCCTCCATAAGGTCGCCCGCCGTCTGGCACGCCCGTACAGCGTCGTCTCGCAGTGCCATGTCAGTCCTCCATAAGCCAATCGGTGAGGGCGCGTTTGAGCCCGATGTTTCGGTCTTCCAGGGAACGCCGGATAGCTGTGTCAGGTGTCCCGTTGGCAAAGACATTGTGGACATTGACCAGTGAATTTTGCCCCCGCCTCTTCAGCCGGGCGATGCACTGTTCCTGGTCGGCGGGCAGCGGCGAGTGCTCTAAGAACACAACATCCGTAGCATTCACGAGGGATATGCCTTCCTTCAAGGCGGATATGGTGGCCACGATAATACCCTGGGCATCGTTTTTCCATTTGTCTACCATCCCAGCGCGCTTATTGGTCGGCACGTCCCCGGTGATCAGGGTTACGGGTCGCTTGGTCTTGGACAGGGCTTCTGCCACTCCCCTAGCCGAAGACTTGTACCAAGTGTAAACAACCAGGGGTCCGAAATGGTCCTGGAGAAAGTCCAGGACAAAATCAACCTTCGGCTTGGCGCTAGTGGGAGGTATAGTCGCAAGCTGACGGAGCCGGGAGTAAAGCGCTCCACCGCCATCAACGAACTCAGACTCCGCGAGATCCGGGTGGTCCAAGATGTACTCTTTGCGTGCTTGGCCAAACATCTTCCTTACAGAAGCGGGGAGAGTGACAATGTAGTCACGACTGGAATGCTCAAGAGCAGACAGAAATGGAATGTCTTCCAGAGTTCTGCGGAGGCTGAACTCAGCAAGTAATTCTCGAAATTCCACAGCCATGTCCGCACGGAGCTTCCCTACTTCCTTTGCCCAGGGTGTCTCTACGACTTCGCAGTATCGGTTGACGAACTTCCAGTAAGATCGATAGTCCCGGGGGCGCCACAGGTGGAGCAGAGGGAAGAGATCGCCCGGATTATTGACGATAGGGGTACCCGTAAGGCACCAAAGGGGAGTTTCTGCGTTAGCCGATAATCGGCGTCGCAGTTGGAACACCTGCCGCGTACTCTTACTGTTCCGGCCGCGTAATCGATGACCCTCATCGAAGACACACGAACTCCATCCCCTCGAAACGAGCTGCGGGTAGCTGAACTCGTAGATCGGCCCCTTGTCGTCCTCCCCCACCTTGTGCTGCGCCGACCAGTTGTTGTACGACGTCAGGATGAAGTCGGCGTCTCCGTCGAAGGCTGCGGACCGCGCCCGGCGCCCGGCGCCGTCCGCCCGCAGTACGCGGGCGAACGGAGCGAACCGGGAGATCTCAACCTCCCAGTTGGGCAAGAGGTAGGCGGGGGCGGTCACCAGCGAGGGTCGGTCCGTCTCCGCCACCTTCTCAGCAGCCGCCACAATCGTAGGTGGAGTCTTACCCACGCCTGGCACGTCGAAGAGACCAGCCACTTGTCGATCAAGAAGGAAATCACGGGCTACGACCTGGTAGTCCGATAACGCATACAAGCTACTACTTCTTCCACTTGTCGCAGCTCGGGTCCCGCACCACGGCGAGGGCCTTGCCCTGGCCTGAGTCACCCCAGCGGGTCGTGTAGACCCGGTTGCCATGCACGTCGCACTTGGCGGCGAAGTTGGCGTAGCCGTCCGGCATGGAATAGACCTCGGCCGGGTGGTCGTACTTGTGCTCGATCTCGGCGTCGTTCCACTCTTCTGTAATGGCATCGCAGCCAGTACCGGCGGTGAGGAACCCGCCCGCCGCGAGGGCAGCGACGACAGCGATGACGATCTTCTTCTTCTTACGGTCCATTACCCCTGGTCCTGATTCTCGTAAAGGTGGCTGATGAGCCACACCACACCAGCCCCCAGGGCCATCTGCCCGGCTCGCTGGTGTAGTGGTCTGTGCCGGATGCCCAAACTGCGTCGCAGGAAGTACGACAAAGGCGCCTTAGGGTTCTTGCTTTTCAGGGCAAGATATTCTGCTACCCCGAAATACGCGACCCATAGCGCCCATATCGTACGCCAAGAGTCCTCGCGATCAGACATGACGTCCTCTATTCAATTACAACGTGCCGGTGTTCGATGTTGATGGTGAGCAGAGCTGGCCACATGTTGTGGTTCATGACCTCTGAGGTCCCGTCCAGCTCATCCATAACGACAGCCCGTTGGAGGGCCTTGATGAGTTCATCTACCGTCATTACAGAACTCCTGCCTGTTCCATAGCGATCTGGACGCGGCGCACCTTAGTGACACTGGCGTCGGTCTTCCGGGCTATCTGGTTGGCCGTTTCACCCGCGTGTAGGAGGTCCCGTATCTCCTTGTACTTGGGCTCGGCCCAGGACTGCGTGGGGACCTCGGCGAAGGTTCCGGACTTGCTTCGGACCCGCCTGTCGGTCTCGGGCTTGGCAGACGGCATCGGCTTGAGACCGAAGTCCGGGTTGTTGGCGATACGGGAGATACTGGCCCGGCTGACCCCGGTTTGGGTGTGTATGTGGGTGTAGCTGAGGCCTTCGGCCAGTAGCTCCCTGACGACCTGCACCGAGGCGGGGGTGAGTGAGTGGTTGGCTGTCTTCCTGGACTGCTCAGTCATACCCAGGTCGCGCATGAGCTGTTCCCGCTGGCGTACCGACAGCCCGCCGTACAGCCCGAACTCCATGCGGATGTTCTCGTCCAGGCACTGAGGGCGGACCGGGCAGCTATTGCATACCTTGCGCCCCTGGGCGAAACGCCGGTGGGTCTCCTTGCTGAATGCCGGGGTGTCGTTGAACTCTTCCGGCTCAGGCTCGAAGAAGTACTCCTCGGGGAGACCCCGGCATGCCGCCTCACGCATCCAGGCAGAATTGGCAGAAGAAACGAAATCCATGGTCTCCGTGCTCCGGAAAATTAAGGTAGGCCCCGCAGTCCCTGTGTGCCCATTCTCGGCAGGGATCGCATTCAACGTAAGTCCATTCGGCAAATCCCTGCCCGCACACAATGCATAATGGGTTTTTCTCCATGCGCGAACGTTATACCTGGGGTTTAGTCCGTGTCAAGACTCCGCAAGTATTCCTGATCTGTGGCGTAGGCCTCACGTTTTTGCCGGTGTGCCTCAAGGACGTACCCCACGTGGTCGTCCCAGTACTCCTCCGAGCGTTTCCGGGCTGTTCGTGCCTTTCGCTCCCGGGTGCTCTTGGGCCGGGTACCCACACCGCTCAGCAGCCAGAGCCACAGCTCGCGGTTGGGTTCCGACGGGTCTATGCCGAAGTCCTCAGCAGATGACTTCTTCCGCATTGCGCGGGCCTCCCTGGCTAGTCCTTAGCATGGCGGCCCTGCGTGCCAACTCGGCATCCCCCCGACTGTAAAGGGGGACGTCGGCCTCAAGGGGTACTAACAGGTTCGGCTGCGAAGGGATCCATATCCGGACCCCTTCGCCAGCTTCACACGACCAGCAGGGGGTGTCTGCGAGACCAACGGCCGACACGTTGCAGCACGGGTAGAGCAGCGTGGCCGGTTCCTCCGCCTTAGGGGTTGCGGGGCGCGGCTTGCGTGCCGGGTTGGGCTTCTTCCGGGGTTTCCGGGTCACGAGACACCTCGATTCCAGAAAAGGATGTGTGACCAGATCCGCATCGTCCCCCAGTCCATACCCGTAGAATTCTGAACTAAGAGCCAGAATTCGGTGTTCTCCTCGACGGAGAGTTCAGTACGTTCGTTCTGCGGGCGAGTTAACGGTGGAAGTCCAAGGTCACTCGGCCGCACTGCCTTGCTCAGCATTACGACCTCCAACTACTAATCGTCCAGAGATTAGTAAGTAGTCTGGTAGTTCTTATCGCACAGGGTGATGAATTCGTGCTGGTTCAGAATTCCGGACGGACACGGCTCGCCTTGGACGTATATGAGGGGAGAGCCACAGTAGAAACATGAGTGTAGCGGTGAAAGCTGCCATTCTTCCTCTCCCAAGATCTCGCCGTCAAAGGATACCCATTTACGAACCATTGATTACCTCCGTGGGGGTTTCACCCTCGGACCTGTACGGTACATCCAGTATACGGGATTTAGGTATCGCCACCCGGATCTGGAGCGCTATCCAGCCAGCGGTTGATATCGTCATCCGTCAGGAAATCGACCGCATGAAGCCGCAGGTTACGTACGTACACCCCGACTTTATCCCGCCCTATCCGGTCCATTTCTTCTTGCGTGGTGAGCAGGTATGCCACGGCCCTGCCTAAGCCCTGTAAGAGTGCGCGCATGTCAACTTCGTCCAGGTCGAACTGGACTTCATCGAAATGGAAGTCGAAGGATACGTTGACCCAGCCGTTACTACTGCTCATCGTCGTCATCCTCATCGTCGGCCATGGCAGTAGAGACGATAACGGAGTTCTCTGCCTCCAAGTCATTGATTATCTGGTGGGCCATCCCCAGGGCCTCCCACGGCATAGTGTTGCGGTGCATGGCCCAGCGAAGCTCGCGAGTCTCTAGGTCATCCGTGGACAGCAGGTCGAGAATGAGGACGCCCTTGGTCAGGATCTTGCCCGGGTAGAACTTCGACATGAGCTGTCCCAAGACGTCCCAGAGGCTTACGTCCCGCCCCTGGTTGGCGTCTACTTTATCTGAGTTACTGACAATGTCTTCGAAACTGGGGCCCTCTTCGGGGGACTGCTCCTGCGGGTTGTCAGTCATCTTCCTGTCCTTCCCATGCGGTGACGTTGCTGTGGTGGAATCTGCTTCTCGCGTCATCTGTCAGGTACGGGTTGGGCAGGGTAACCAGAGATGCGTAGTCGTGGGGTTTTCCACGGCTGGGGGCGGCCACCCGCTGTAATCGAACCGATGCGGGTAGGCCGCCCCATATGCCATGTCTCTGTTTGGCCGAGCATGCCCACTTCAAGCACTGCTGCCGTACGGGGCAGTCGAAGCAGATCGATGCGGCGGTTTCGGAGGCGTCCGTGCCGTCTTCCGCGAAGAAGATATCAGGGGGCACGGTGCCGTCGCGGACTAGCTCTGAGCAGAGGGATGGGCGTCGCCAGGACTGGCCGAGTGCTTCCGCTGCGCGGTAGATCGGGCCCAGCATCCGCGCCTCTTCCTGTAGAAAGGAATGTCGGCGGGGCTCTAAGTCCGGGCTTTCCTCTGCCATCGAGTTGCTCCCTCTAGAATGTCCTATTTACAGACCTGAGGGGCATTGTGTCATATTTCTGACACGTCGTCAAGAGGGGATTCTGGTTTTCTTTGGCTTCCGACCATCACATCTTCGTAGCGGGTGCCGGACTCGGCTTCCGCACGGCGATGCATATGTGCTTCTTCGACGGGGGTGAACTCTATATCCCACAGGTCGAAGAAACCCCTCCATATGTCAGGAGTGTCGAACGTGCAAGGGCACGCAGTGTCTTCTTTGGGCACAGCAGGCCTCTTGGGGGACGAGGGCGAGCAGGTGTGAGCGGTCTCGCCAGTACTTGCCATCGATAGACAGGAGGTCGAAGTCCTGTAGCGGCCGGGTTGCCAGTACACCTGAATGTGTACCGATGCCGGAGAGCATCCCGGAGTTTCTGCGTAGATCGTAGAGTATGAACGGTTCCAGCTTCCCGTTCAACCCTCGGTACTGCCACCCCAACAGAGGGTTGAGCCTCCCCCACATTCCGCTGGTCAGGCGAGAGTGCTGACAGCCATCGGCTGGCCGGTGGAGGTCATCATGAACCACGCGGCGGCCTCCATCTCGCGGAAGAAGTCCTCGCTGCCGACGTCACCGGTGAAGCGGTAGAAGTCGGCCAGGTCGTGCCAGCTCTTGCGCGCCTCGGTCCAGAAGGCCATCGGGGTGACGTCCGGGTGAGTCGTGATGGCAGCGTCCAGGGTGTTGATGGTCGCGACAGTAGCCATTGTTCTCTCCTTGGGAGCGGTTTGGTTCTGGGGTCAGGCGGCGGTGCGAGTGCGCAGGAACTCCAGCGCGGTGAGCACCTTGACGTGCTCTTCCGGGGTGTCGTCACCCATGTCAGACGTACGCAGTACGCCTTCCCAGCCATGGGTGTAGGAATACCAGGCGACAGGGGATTCCCCGAGGAAGATGGTGTAGATGTTCTCCTCCGCGCGGCTCAGGAACTTGGCAGCAGAGTCAGCGGGGAGCAGGCCCGGGTCGGTGAACCGGAACGAACTGTAGTAGTCCGCTCGGGCCCGACCCCGGAGGCCTCGCAGCATCCAGGTGCGGAAGGACTTGAGGTCGCCCAGCACGTCAGCGATGTCCGCCCAGGAGTCGTGCCCCTGGAGGTGCTTCACGTTCTTGCGACGTCCCATGGTTCCGGACCCTTCTTCGCTGTGACCTTTCCTCTATCTTAGCGACTTAAAAAGCCGAGTCAAGCTGGCGTGACTCTTTCGTTATCTTAACCGGCCTTAATCTCTACTCTGTTTGAACTACAGCTATGGACGCAAAGAGGACCCCCTACCGCGCAACAGGAACACGGTAGGGGGCGTGGCGGACGATACGGGGCTGGCGTCATCCGGAGGAGGGCAGGCTGACAACGTCAGCCAAGGCCTCCTGGACGGCCTGATGACGGCGGTCGGCGCGGATCTGTACGTCCTCCTCGGAGGACGGTTCGGCGGCCTGCGGCCGGGTGATACCCAGCAGCTCGGACACCGGGTCCACGATCTTCTCGGCGAGGGCGCGAACCTGCTGGTTCAGCGCGTCCCTCGGGTCTTCGGACGCCAGGTTCAGGCGGGTCAGCAGGGATACCAGGGAGTCGTTCGGGTCACCGGCAGAGATCGCCTGGATTGCCTCGTAGGCGGGTGTCCCGGCCTTGACCAGGATGACTTCCTCGTGCTGCTTCCGGTTGAGATCGGTCGGAAACGCCCGGAGTCCCTGTACGTCCAGACCAGCTTCGATCTTGTCTGCGATCTTCGGACCCATCCTCTGGGCGCCTGCGATCTGCCGCAGAAACTCGATCGAGACCTTCAGTACTCCGTCACTGTGCTCGACCTGGTCCAGCAGGGTCGGCCACAGGGACCTCGCGGTAGTCATACACTCGCTCCTCTGGATATATGCACTGGGCTTCTTGTGCTTCCAGTATGCGACACCCACGGTGAGGGAGTCAAGGTGGCTGAGGGATCGTTAGATATAACCCTGCCGTCACCGTGCTAGTGCCTGACCAGCCAAACGCCCCAGTTGCTGTTGCGCCGGGGCTCCATACGGTCCACCTTCACACGGTAACTCTGAGTGACGCCCCACTCGGTGAGACGTTCGGCGAACTCGTGCAGCGCGTTGTCGGCCTGCTCCTTGGAGGTGTACACCTCCAGGGGCACCGGCTTGTCGTCCTTGGGGTGGTTCATGACTACTCCAGGGATTCGGTAGGGGCTCGGGCACAGGTGGACTACCCGCTCGGTGTACTGCTGTACCCTCCGGGGCGCAAAAATAGCCACGCCCCCTCAAGGGCTGGGAGACTCAATCTCTGGGGGCCGCTCAAAGTCACCAGAAATCTGCTCGACCAGACTCCTTGAGGAGGCATGGCAAAAGGTAAGGTACCCGACGGAGCCCTCACAACCGCAGGGCACCTTACCCGTTCAGGGGGTGCTGTCGACCTTTTCGGCCTCGTCCTTCAGCATATGGTCAATCATACGACGTCGGCGGATGATTGTCCAACTCTCCTGAGCCACGTTCCACACGATCAGGGCCAGTGCGGGGGTGGTCAGGCCGTACCACAGGGCCAGGATCACCCGCCGGTCCAAGCGGGGCCAGTGCAGAAGGCCCGTGCACATCAGGAATGCGTAGAGAAACGCAAACATAACAGCGGCGATTCGGTACCGGGTCAGCCGGTCGAAGTTAGGTGTCCTCACGGGATTCTACCTCCTCGGCGGGGAAGAACTGCTGCATCTCCTGATGCAGCCTCTGTACCATCTCTTGCAGGCTCTGCAAGAACAGATCCCGCTTGGCCATGACGTTATCGAACACGGCATCCTGGGTGTCCTTGGCGCTCAATTCCCCGTTGTAGCACGCCTCGAACAGGGGTGCCAGTTCGTGCTCGGCAATATCTTTGCTCTGTACGTATTCCCCGTTGTGGGATGCCAGCGTGAAGAATTCGAAGAATTCGGCGAGGGTGGCGCAGGACTCCTGCTGTTCCTGGGTCAGACGCAGGATCACCCGACTGTACCGCTCCTCCACCACGTCCATGCTCGCCTTGCGTTTGTTCTGCATGGAGATCAGGAAGACCGTCAACCCTGCTGCGGGGGAGGTCTGTTGAGCGGCCAGTCTGTCGAACAGCCGTTTGCTCTCGTGCCGGGCGATGTTCTCATCCAGACTCCAGAACATCTCCGGGGCCAACCCCAGGGCCGCTTCGGCCAGTTCATAGAGGGCTTTCTGTGGCATTCCGTTTCACCTGCCGAGATTGACCAAGCCCCGAGCTACCTCTCCCCTATCGCAGGGCGCGTCAGGGGAGATCCTTCAAGTGATCGTCTAGGAAGGATGCATCACATCGGAGACAGCGTATCACCGTTCGGGTGGTTTGCCGCATAGTCGGATCCACCAAAATCCGACGCTTCTCATGTCCCCGGAAGGGGCACCTCACCAGTCGATTCCAAAGCCTCGACCCGTTCAATGGGATCCTCCAGAAGGTTGGCCACCCGGGTCCACATGTTGGCCAGAGTGACGGCAACCTGTATGTGGGCGTACTCAGTTGACGGGATGCTGGGGTAGGTCGCCGCCTGTGTCTCCGCTTCCTGTGCCCATTTCAGGGCGAGTTCCCGGGCCTGCGTCCAGTCCATCAGTAGTTCCTTTCAGGTGGGAGATGTCGGGCTGGGGGTACGTACGGTGCATCTCCTGCATGCTGGTGAAGTACTCGGCGCCGTAGCGGTAGGCCACGCTGGACACCTTCTGCTCGGCCCCCTGCCTGGCCTTGGACTGGGCCTGCGCCCAGTCCAGTTGCTTGGAGAGAGAGAGATCGGCTTCCCCGTTCCAGTAGTAGTCGGGTATGTAGTAAGAGATCTGGGTGTACGGGGGCTGGCTCTGGTACTTCAGCCAGTCTGTGGCCAGTGCCACGATACGCATCTTCTCGGCGCGGACACCCCGGGACCCCATCACTGTCGTGCCGCTCAGCTCTACGACGGCCCGGACGATCGGCTGCCTGTGCAGGCTCATGATCACCGGGTTCTCCTCGATGGACCAGTGCCTGCCGGGGTAGAAGTCGGTCCGGGGGTCGTAGCTGGCGTAGAAGCCGCACGTGCACTCGACGTGCGGGGCCTTGTGGTTGGGGGTACTGCTGTACCCGAAACTCCACGGGTCCGTCTGCCGCAGGCACGTGGCCCGGAAGGTTTTGGGAGACGGGGGGTTCGGCTGCGCGGTACCGCCCGCCGGACGGCACATCGAGCAGCCGCAATTAGCCCAGCCCAGGTGGTAGGGGTTGAGTAGTAGCGGGTCGAAGTAGGGGATGCCCTGACCAGCCCCGGACAGGGACATGGGTTGCAGCCCTGTGCCGTCCAGGGCGAAATGCCGGTAGGCGATGAGGGATCCGGGGACCAGAACGGAATCCGTGGACCCGCCGTAATCCCCCTGCTTAAGTGTACTCATGCGAGGGCTTTTCCTTTACGCCGGAAGAGGCTCTGCCGGGGCGGGGGTCGGCTCCTCTACCGGAGCAGTCTCCGGGAGGGGCTCGAACTCCACGATCTTCGGGTTTTCCTCGCCGATGTCAGCCACCGACAACCCCTTTCATGTACGTCCAGCCGAGCCCCGCCATGGCGAGGGTGGCAAGGATACCCATGCCCAACAGGGCGCACAGAATGTCCTCAACCATTGTCCTCTTCCTTCTGTATCTTCCGGAACTCCTCACGGAGTTCCTCGGTCACGTCGGCGATCTCGGCGAGGATCTCTTCCAGGCTCGCATCCTCGAAGGTGTCCATCACTTGGCTACCTCCCGGGCCGTGGGGAAGGCGTCCTCCCACAGGTGGGTTTCGACGTGGGAGCAGCCGGTCCCGTCCTCGGCGGAGAACTGCGTCTCCACGGCGGACATCCATCGCTCGGCGTCTTCGCGGCGGGTGAAGCCGCGCTCGATGACGATCTGCCCCACGTAGGGCGAGGGCTTGGGCATGTCAGGACTCCAGGATGATGATGTCGGGGGCGTCATCGATGTCGTACGCCTCGGCCTCGCCGTCGTACCACTTGACACCGAAGGTGCGGGTCGCGGGGTCCACGAACATCACCTCGCCGCTGCGATCCGTCTCGGGCTCATCGACGTGCCAGACCGTATCCCCCACCTTGGGGTTCTCGTACGTCTTGATCGTCATACCTTTACCACCCGTATCTTCTTCGGTATCCGGTCCAGGCGAAAACTACGGTACTCGCCCTTGTCGACGTCAATACCCGTGATCAGCCAGTTCCCGTCCTGGGATCGCCAGATGCTCTGGAGGTCGACCACGCGGTATTCGTGCTGGTAGGGGAAGCAGACGCGTACTCGCTCAGTAATACCCATCCAGCTTCCCCTTCCGCGCTCGGATGTACTTCAGCTTGCAGGTCAGCCAGTCGTCGTCATCGACGGCTTCGTACCAGTCGGCCGGGTCCACCGAAACCACAGCGATGACGTCGTCGGATATCCGGATAGCCTTCGTTATACCTTCGGCCATAGCCCTCGTTATACCCTCAGACATTTCGCTCCCGCTTTCGGTGGCGTGTTTCCACGTTAAAGCCTTGGTTAAGGCAGTGTCAAGCGGGGTCGGGCCGGTTGTCGTACCGGATCTTCTTCAGGTTCAGGTGGCGGTCGAAGTCGCCGGGGGTGACGTCGTAGGGAAGACGCCCGTCATCGAACAGGTGGATGCCGCTGGCCAGGAAGATGCCATCCACCGCCTGGGAGCAGATCAGCTTCTTCGAGTTGGCCACACGTTTCTTCAACACCCCTGTAATCAAAGGGAGTTGGAGACGATAGGCGGCCAGGTAGAAGTAGGTGTCCCAGTTGTACGGGGAGCCCACGCGGCGGTAGGCCTCCTGGCACACGGCGGTACGTTCCGACCAGAGCATCGGAACCTTGATCAACTTGACTTGCTTTGAGGCGTACTCGTCCCAGGGGGTGAGTGTGGAGCCCGTAAGGAGTGCCTCGAACACCAGGTTGCTCTCTACCATCATCGCAACGTGGGTCCAGGGGGACAGGTCCCCGTTCAGGGCCTGGAGGCCCCATACCAGTTTGTCCGCTGCCGGGTTATCGATACGGGCCAGAATGATGGTGCCCGGCAAGGGTGCAGGGTTGGTCACAATACCTCTTAGAAGTGCTTCTCGATGATGTCAGCGATCTGGGCGAAGGTGGCACCTTCGTCATTCAAGCCGACCAGACTGTTGAAGGAGATGCTCCCCACACCGTCCTCCCCTTCTACCACCACATCGGGCTCATCCGACAGGTACCCGTTATTGCTGGGGATTTCCGACCACTCCTGGACACTCCTGGGGAGGAAGGCACTCTGCTTGTCGTACATCACGGTGGTCACCCCGGCCACCGTGGACACGGGGGAGGGCTCCGCGACGCCCTCTTTGGCGGCCAGGTCGCACAGCACGCCGAGGCAGCAGAAGGTCTCGGTGCCGTCCCTCTTGACGTGCAGGGCACGCGTGCCCTGCTGGTAGTCCCTGGACCGCAGGGCCTTGACCCACTTCTTCTTGATCTCCGGGTTCATCACAACTGCTCCTCGATGATGTCTGCGATCCGCTCGAAGGTGTAGGGCCGGATACAGGTCTCGCCGTCCTCGGCGATGTCTACTGCGTCATTGAGGGCGGCCAGGGTGGGGTCGCCCCGGCCCTCGTACAGCTCCGCCACCTTGATGTCCGCCCCGAACAGGGCCGTGGTGGCGTCGAACTCGATGCCCGCCCAGGCGGCCACGGAGTGCGGCAGGCTGCTCCAGGATTGCTGGTCCCCCTCCCGCTTTCCGTATATCCAGTCGCCGTCCTCCAGGGTCGGCTCCGGGATGACCCCGTCCTGCACGGCCAGCTCGCACAGCACCCCGAGGCAGCAGTACTCGTACTGGCCGGTGGCACCGTTCCGGCTGCGCAGGCTGTTCTGCCCCTGGATAAAGTCGCCGCCCCGCAGCGCGGCCAGCCACTTCTTCTTGATTTCCGGCTTCATCTGCACGTCAGAACTCCTCTTCGATGATGTCCGCGATTTCGGAGAAAGTCTTGCCCCCGTCGTTCAGCTCCGCCAGGGAAAGCTGAAAGTCACCCGCGCCGGGGTCCGACCCGTATTTCTCCGGGAAGGCCTCGCGTGCCGTCATACGGACGGCCGGGTTGCCGCTGTCCAGCCCCGCCCAGTTCACGACGCTCGCCGGGGCGATGTCGGTCTCCCCGTCGTAGCGGATCTGGTTTGCTAGGGTCTCCATCTTCACCCTGACGTCCTGCCCGCTTTTCACTGCGAGATCGCAGAGAACTCCCAGGCAGCAGTACTTGCCCTCCAGGGTCAGCGCGTCGCGTCCCTGCTCGTATTCTCCGCTGCGCAGGGCGGCAACCCACTGGGCCTTGACTTCCGGGTTCATCTTCATGTCAGAAATCCTTCTCGATGAGGTTAGCCAGGTCCTCGAAGGACCAGCCGTCGTCGTTCCGGTCGGACAGCTTCCTGCCGGTGGCGGGGGCCGGGTCGTGGTCGTCCAGCCCCGCCCAGGCCGCGACGGACGTGGGAAGGTCGCTCCAGGTCAGTTCCCCGTCAGAGCCGTAGAGGCTGCGCGGGCCGGTTTCCTCGGGTGCGGGGATGACCCCGTCCTGCACGGCCAGCTCACACAGCACACCCAGGCAGCAGTACCGGGCACTGCCGTCGAAGGTGGAGGTGCCCTTGAGCCTGCCCCGGCCCTGCCGGTACTCCCCGCTGCGCAGCGCACGGAGCCAGCGGTCCTTGATCTCGGGGTTCATACGTCGGCTCCTTCCAGCCAGTCGGCCACCCGCTCGAACACATCGACGTCGTCGGGGCTGCTGTCGTTGAGGCGCACCACCTGCGCCTGAACCTCGGGCGGGATATCCGCCCACTTCCCCAGCGCCTCCGGGACGTAGCAGTACCCTTGAGCCCTCCCATACCGGTACAGGCTGGGGTTCTCCGGGTCCGGGGTGAACTCCAGCCCCTCCTTGATGGCGACTTCGGCGAGGACGCCGAGCGCGCAGTGGCAGGGCTTCTCCCCCTCTGCCTTGGGGGCGGTGTAGAGCTGGCCGTAGCCCACCTCGTAGTCCCCGCTGCGCAGGGCGGCGATCCACTTCTTCTTGATCTCAGGCTTCACGAGCCCTCCTCGTCGTTGACACGGATGTTGAAGGCCTCCCGGAAGGAGCCCACGGGCCGGGTGAGATAGAAGGCCTCGGTGCCGGGGTGCGCCCTCTCCACCCTGTACGTGATGTAGGTCGTCCCGTCGTCCTCGAAAACCCCCTTGACGTGGGCCCGCGTCAGGCTCCCGTCGAAGAGGCGGAACGCCCAGACCTCCCCCGGCCGGGGCGGCACGTGATCGTAGTCGGTGATGCCGTCCGCACTGGTCTTGTAGAGCCTGCCGTCCGCGTGGTCGCGCAGGATGTGCCAGGCGGCGTCCGTGCCCAGAACCCCCTCGTATTCGTAGGTCGTGGCCCCTCCGGAGCGGTACCGGATGAGGTCCCCGATGTCGAAGGCCTCGTCCCCGGACGGCCGCTTGGGATTGTCGAAATCGGACATTACAAGATCCTTTGGACTGGGCTGGAATGTACCGGCATCACACAGGTGCAGGACGCCATTTGCAGGGCGGCCTGGAGGGCGTCTACCGGGTCTTTTCCCGCGACGAGGTATTTGCGGTACTCGTGGACGGCCGGGGGCCGGGCGAGGGCCACGCCTATCCAGAACTCGAAGACGCGGGTTTGTGCCACAGACACAGAGCGGCCCTTTCGTGAAGGCGTTGGGAATACCCTACCATCCGTCGGCCTGCTCCGCGAGGCCCCATACCGCGATGGTTATGTTGTTCTCCCGGTCGCGCTTGCGCTCCACCTTGAACTCGGAGCGCTTCATGGCCCGCATCAGGTTGGCCTCGTTGTGGTCGGACAGCATGTCGTCGCGCGCGGACTTCATGACCTCCGCCTTGGTCAGGGGCCGGTCGTGCTTCTCGAACAGCTTCTTCAGCCACTGCGCGGCGGCGTCCTGCTTGGTCTGCTTCTGCCCTCCTGCGCCTCCCGTGGCGGCTCCCGCAGACGACTCCAGGGCGTCACGGATCGTCAGGCCGCTTGCCTCCTCCCACTTCAGACGGGACGTCACAATGATGCCGCCCCGGTCCTCCTCCTCCTCGGTCTCCAGCTCGACGGAGCTGATGGTGAAGGCGAAGGTGGACAGGTCGTGGTCCCCGGAGCCGGACACGGGCCCCAGGTTGTTCTTCACGGTGCCCAGCAGCCTGCGGGCGCCGGTGTCGTCCTCCGGGTCGGCCATGACCACGTGCACGGACCGCGCGACGGCGCCGAACGCGGCCGACCCCATCAGCAGGCTCATCGGGTCGGACCTGCCCGACTTGTTGAAGTGGATCAGGCCCAGCACACAGAATCCGCATGTACGCGCCAAGTCGGTGAGCGGCTCCAGTGCCTCGCGCACCTCGGAGTCCTTGTGCGAGTCCTTGCCCCCGAGCCGGGACATCAGGGGGTCGAACACGACAAGACCCAGATCAAGATCATCTGATGCTGCCTTGATGACACCGAGGTCTTCCACCAGGTTCAGGCCCTCGGCCACGTCGTTGGCCGACACGATGTCAATCCGGTAGATGCGGTCGGTGTTGGCGCCTGCGGCGATGAGGCGGGGCTTGATGGTGGCCTCGTAGTCG